ATTAGATAGTGTGGAAGTTATGCGCTATGAAAGTGTAAAAGATAAGATTGACTATGTGGTGTTAAGTTACCGCACGCCGATTGCGTGGCACTATGCGGGTGAATGGTATGTAGTGGCGCAGAAGTTTAGTGTGACTACTAGCAAGCACCAAAGTATCGTGCGACGTGCTACTGCAAGCAAGTTGGTGGGTGCGTAATGAAAACACTAGCAGACTTTAAGCGTGTATTGCAGACAGAGGGCGTTAAGTTGGAGACTCTAGCCCTAGCGAACTTTATTAGCAGGGGAAGGTTAAAGGTGGGAGATATCCGCCCCGTGATTGAACGCAACACGGTGGGAGTTTATCTAGCGACAGAAGGCGGGAGTGTTCGCGGGTCATTCTTAGGATACGATAAGGCTAGCGACTGGACTTTCACCGAGGATACTGCCACTCATAAGTGCGGGCTATCCTATCGGGTGCTACTGCCCGTGAAGGTTGGTGCGTAATGAGACTAACACGACGCGGGAAGATTGTGGTTGGGTTGTTGATAGCCCTAGCCCTGTGGGGATTGTGGGAGATATCTGCTCACCTATGGTACACAGAGGGGCACGGCTACTGCTGGGGTACTGCGAAGGAGTGCGGGCTATGAGCAAGTTACCCGAAAGAATAAATGCTATGAAGTCTGTTACCTATGATGTCGAGTCAATAGTGGACGCAATGATGACTATGGACTACAGGGAAACACAAGAAGAGATAACACTAGAAGACATCTTGGAGTGGATAGGAGATGATGTCGAAGCAGACATAAACTTTTCCAATGTCTTTTATCAAGATGAAAATGGGGGCGAGTTATGATACAGGAGGCTATATCTTGGGGTGAGTTGGCAGAACTTACACACGCCACGCAGGTCGAGAGATTTAATTGGTGTATGTGTGAGGATAACGAGGGCAACGAAAATCCATATAGCGATTGTCCTAAGCAGGAGACGGTTGCTATATGTGGTGACTGCCTATATCCTATGAATGAATGCGAACACGGACGGGAGTTTAAGCGATGAATAAGAAAGAACTATTAGCACAACCAATGGTGATTTGTAAGGATTGCGGTTGGGAAATTGCACGAAGCGCGGTGTGGATAGAACCTATCTGTGATGATTGCGCTATGGACGGGATGATACAACACAACAAAGAACAGGGGATAAGAGTATGAGTACAGATACAAAGTTAAATTATCTAGTCGAGAAGTTTAGCGATGAAGATACGGGTTGGGTTAGAGGATTACAGATTGAGAAGGACGGCAAGACATATAAGGTCAGCCTTTATTGGGATACCTTTGACGGCTACGACATAGTATGGCGTGACGGCACACCAGACTGGGCGTGGGAAGTAGACCTTGCCGACTTAGATGAAAGGACTATGTAATGAGCCTTGAACAGGAGTTAGAACAGCAAGAGCCATATATCCTAGATGAGTTGGCACGATTGGCTCAACTAATAGTAAAGATTGGACAGGACGATGAGTGAGCCGATGTGGTTAGGCGGAGACCCCGCCTCATATGAAGACCCCGCAAGCGATGATGTATACGAGTTTGATTGTGGCAACGATGACTGCGAGCATCACGCCGAAGTGCCAGCACAACGCTGGGAAACTAGCAGAGTCACACGCATAACTGCGGAGTGGGTGTGCCCTGAGTGCAAGTATGAAAATTCTAGTGAGACGGAGTGGGATAGTGAGTAAGCAGTACACCTGCTATGGGTGTGATGATGTCTGCTTATATAATGGTGACACAATCAAGTGGGAGTGGCAGAAATTTTGTTCTCGCGCTTGTTTCTTGGAGCGTTTGTTTGCTAATCAGTATGAAAGACTAAGATTTTTGGGGAGGATATAGTGAGTAATCAGTATCAAGTTACCTATCGCGTTGAGGGTGTGCGGGTTGTTGAAGTTACCCTACCTGATGGAGTGGAGCCACCCAAAGGGTTTGCTATGTGGTCATACGAGGAACAAGACCTATGGCTATTCGAGAGACAACTCTCTAGCACCGTGAAGTTTGAGGACATACACTTTGCAGAGCCTGAGAATGTATTGCAAGTCCGCCACCTAAAGGCGGTTCAATGGGTATCACAGTAGGCGTGCTGGTCGTTATAACAATTCGTTATTATTCTAAGTGGAAATCCTATTGGGTTTCGTGGAGGGATTATCAGAATGGATAGAGGATTTGTACATCCTGAGTGGATGCAGTTGGCTAGATGTAAGGAGACAGACCCTGAGGTGTTCTTCCCTGAGCGTGGAGACTCTACGATGGACACGCTAGCAGCCAAAAGGATATGCTTTGGGTGTGAAGTTAGGGTAGAATGTCTGCAGTATGCTGTGGATAATCAAGAACGGCACGGTATATGGGGTGGGCTTAATGAGAAAGCACGCCGTAACCTTAAAGGAAAGCAGGTAGCGTGACTACTAGGATAACGGCTATCTTTGTATTGGTGATTGCATTCATATCATTTCCAATGCACAAGACAGTAGATGTGGATATCACAATCAGCAAGCACAAGCCAGCAGTTGTCCAGACTAAGGCTACGATAGCACAGAAGCGGGCGAACAAGGCGTTGGCTAAGTCATACGCCTATGCAGGATGGGGTTGGCGTAACCAACAATGGACGTGTATCAACAAGTTGTTCACAGCAGAGTCACGCTTTGACCACCTTGCTAAGAACCAAAAGGGTAGTAGTGCCTTTGGTATAGCGCAGGTCTTGAAGGAGAAGTCCAAAGACCCAGCAATCCAACTGCTCCACGCCTATAAATATATTGAAATCCGCTATGGAAATCCGTGTTCTGCTTGGTCTCACCACGTTCGCAGAAACTGGTATTAGTGTTCGACCTACAAGGATTACCAACAACAGCCTGTATCTGTGGTTGTAAAGTATTCACAATCAACGTGATGTGGGATGACTGCGAACGGACGGTTGCTTGGTATGACTTAAGACAGGTATGTAAGGACTGCGGTACAGTAAGCACAGCACCAACACCGATAGACGACGAGGAATAAATATGAAATGCAAATCTAAAATAACAGGTTACACATACGATGTTTCCGATGGTTGGGATATTACTAGAGATGAATACCGTGTGGTTATACACCCTGAGGGTAGAGAAAATGGTAGTAATTTTATAAGATTAACATATGCGGAATTTATTGAAGCATTTGATAAGGTAGAGGAATGACATACGATTACAAGTGTGACAAGTGCGGAGCGACACAAAGTGTTGAGCGTTCTATGTCAGCGCAGGAAGTACTGCCTATCTGTACTGCTTGCCAAAGCCATATGATTAGGGTATGGTCTGCACCACCAGTAAAGTTTAATGCCGATGGTTTCTATTCAACAGGAGGATAACAAATGAAACTAGAAGAGATGAGTTGGAAAGAAGTAGTTGAGTTCTATGGAGAAGAACTATCTAAAGACATACCTGAGATGTTGTGGTCAGACCCAGCAGAGTCAGAGTTTCCAGAGGGCGACTGAACTTCATCGAAGTCTTCATCACGATATGGCTTGAAGCCACCTATCTTGTTGATTAACTTACGAATGGTGCGCTTATGGCGCATACGTGCTGTGTCTTCAGACCCAAGTTCCATTTCCTTTGCAATGTCACCGAAGTCCATTGACTCTGCATAGCGTAGGAATAATAACTTGCGGTCATCCTTAGGTAACTTCCAGTAACCTGCGTCAATCTCAATCATCATCGCCATCATATTGCCACCCTCACTAGGTGCGGACTGACGACCACCACCTGCAAGGTTTAACTTCTGGCTGATATTCATTTCACCTCTTAAGACAGAAGGAAGTAAAGCCTCAACCATATCAGACTCATAGAAGAACAAGTCGCTAGTCTCATAGCCACCTGACTTAGCCTTCCAATGCTGGCAGTAATCTAGTGCTTGGTTACGTAGGCTACGATAGATTAAGTTCTTTGCATCCTTCTCACCTATTGCCTCCCAAGTATCTAACTTGTTAGGGTGTTCAACGAACCACTGATACAGTACCTGCTTGATGTCTTCATAATCTAAATCAAACTTACGCTTATACTCTGAGGCAACAGAGTCAACGATATAATCCCAACGTTCAATGCGCTCCCACTCAATCACTTACTTACCCCTTTGAATATCTCATTCCCCATTAGTAAATCATTTACCGTTATCAAGTAACCCTTGCTTTCATTAGGGGGAATGGAACAACTAATCTTTCTGCCGAACTGCTCAACAACTAATCTAAGTATGTGAGTTGGAACCATAAAGACTGACTGCTCTAGCACGAACGCCCAGTACTCAGCCTCTGTTACTGATAATCCAGAGGGTTCCCAAGAGTTAGTGCGTTGATACCAACACTCAACTTCTATGTAGATGTTTCCAGTCTCGCTCCACCTACGGTCACGCTTGACCTCAATAGTTCTGCCGTGAGTTAGTAGTTCTTCTACTAAGTTCTCACCATCCTTGCCATACCCAAGGTCTAAATCAAATGAAGATAGGGTTGTCACTTAACCTTCACTCCGTTATCTGTATGGAGGAAACCAACTAATTTCATCTTGTTGTTCTTGTTGGCAAACTCTGTGGTAGATGGTAGCCATTTCTCTGCCCACGTAATCTCAGGTTGTGTCTTAAGATTGTATGCCCATACACCCTCAGGTGTCCAGTTAATATACCAAGGGGCATAGCCCAACTTCTCTGCCTCTGCTAGTAAGAAGTCATACTTCATCTTCTCAATGAGCAGGTCAGGGTAGTGGGTCTTTCGTGACTTAAGTTCTATAAACATCTTCTGCTCAGCAGAGGTGCAATCAAAGCCATCATATTCTTCGGGGGAGTGTACTAAGTCGGGGAACTTCTCTGCCTTAAGCCAGTCAAATAGTTCCTGTTCTTTCAATTACATATCCCATTTCCCTCGGAGTACTAGCAGTCCAATTATACCATAGTTCGCCAGGTCTTTGAATGAATCTTCAAGGGGTTCGTGTCGTGCTTCTTGCTGGTTATCTACGAGGTTGTTAATGCGTGCCATCTTGTCCCACATACGTACCCTTAGCCCGTTGATAGGACCACCTGGGGACTGGCTTACATTCTTCGGTCCATAGTCTCGGTGCTTGGAGATAAGCAAGTCACCAAGTTCCTTCATTACTTCTCGGACGTTTGATTCAAACTCTTTCCAATCAACAGGGGTATGTGCAGAGTAACTACTAGAGTATGGTCGCTCACCGTATATTCCTTGACTTTCAATCCTTGTTCTACCAAGTGGGTTATAATCTGCCATATCTCATCCTTCTCTGCCTTCTTCATCGGTATCCTTTGATAGTAAATCCCTGAGTCCTTCATCTAAATCCTGCATAGCAGACTTAACAACCATATCTTCTACAAGTTCATCAATCAAATCGTAGCCATTCTCTGCTGCGAAGAGCGTAACATATGTCGACTGAGTTATCAGGCGAATCTGTTCTGGGTCTTCAGCGTGTGCATAGAAGAACCTTAGGAGGGAACCTAACTGCAACTTGAATCCATTGGGCAAGACATAGTAAGGGTCGAACTCTTCATCCTCGTCTAGTACGTGGTCAATGAGTTCAAAGGAATCCTCAAACGTCTGGTCACAATCGTTGCAGTAGTTATATGGTTCTCCACCTATATCAAAGTTCATCCAACTAAGTCCATCTTATGATGGAAGTAATCTGCCCCTGCTTGCACATACATTGAATTAACATCTTCTCCTTCAGGTAGGGAGACGATAGTAACTGGCAATTCTCTGGCAAGACTACGGGCAAACTCCTGTCCTGGCTGGTCGCCATCAGCAAAGATGAACACTCTCTCAAAGTCTGCAAGCAATCGTGTGTAGTGCTTCTTCCAACTGTTCGCACCTGGTACTCCAATGCAAGGAATGCCAACGCAATGAGAGAGAGTAATAGTATCCAGTTCACCTTCGCACACTCCTATGAAATCGCCAGCCTTGTCAATGTCAAGCACGTTATACATCTTTGTCTCTGCTCCAGTTAAACCCATATACTTTGGTTCAACTGCAGGGTTAAGACTTCTAAATCTTAAGTCAACAACACCAGTCTTAGTGACATACGGTATTGATAGTCTACCTTGATACTGTTCGTGCCCTACCTCAGGCTCCGCGACTACGCCTAATCGAGCCAGACGTGCTACCTCCAGAGGAATTCCCCTGCTTGCGAGGTAGTCTTGAGCCAGAGAGATGCTTGCCGCGTACTTGTTGGTAGCCCGTTCCAGTAAATCCTTCTGCGATTGTGATTGCTTCACGTATGTTTACTCCTTCTCTCTGACTAATGATTTGGAGGGAGTTGCCTTGAACGCCACAGGCAAAGCATATAAATATGTTTTTGTCTGTGTTGCAGGTAGCACTCTGGTGCGTATCATCGTGGAACGGACACTTAAGGTTAACTTGCCCGTGCTTTTGTCGTATCGTCGCACCATAATGTGCGAGGACATCTGTAATGGGTGGCAAGTCGTTGTCAATTCTTGTCACCATAACCTGCATCTCTCAATAGTTTAACGCCATCTTCTGCTCTCATTAACATTACCCAATCCCCCACTGATTTCTCTCCCTGTCCATTGAGTCTTAAGACTACGATACCAAGGTCTTTACCGTTGTCTCTGTCTTTCAGTTGTGCTATGGCAGCAGCAGGATTGAAACCTGTCCTTGCCTTTACTTCCCAATCAATACCGATAGTGCCAGTAACATCAGTGCCACTACGACCAGCACCTGTAGATTCCGCAAATGGGAATCCGTTGTCAGCCAAGAAATTAGCCCAGACTTTTTGGGTTCTGTACCCTCTGTGCTTTCGTGCTTGAGATGCCATTTATGAGGCACTCTTGTCCCGCTTCAGTACACGAATAGCCCAAGACATACCGACGTTAACGCCTTCAGTCCAGTCATCAGTGATAGGTGGCTTAGCATCTTCTATCTTCTGAACAAAGCCAAGGAGTTCTTCGCTGACCTTAGCCATTATTAACTGACGCATCTCCTGCGTCATATCATCTTCTTCTTCTCTTAGCATTCCTTATCCTTCTTCCAAATAGACCAATACCAAGTACGTGCAAACAAAACAATAGTAAAGTAGTAATCTGCTTCATCATCTTTATCAATACCGATGTAAAACATTTCACTCCAGGTTACATATCTGTCGGTTCCTTCATATTTTATTTTCATTGCTTATCCATTCTCTGGTATGTCTTCCATATACATATACTCAGGGTTAAATGATAGCCAACAAGTTAAGTTAGCATTGGCATCGGCACGCCCATATCTGTTCTTTACTGGAGCAACAGCCATAGAACTACCAACGACTCCAAGAGTACAAATAAGAGCAGGTAGTTGTGCGACTTTACCCTGAAGAGCCGAGCGAGGCTGACAAGGAGTGCCAAGTACACCCTCAGAAGTATGGTGCAGAATAATAATAGCAGCGTTAGTAGCACGAGCAAGGTACTTCAACTCCTTCATAATCGCACGCATAGATGCGAACTCTTCACCACCATCGGTGGCTATATCCATCAAGTTATCAACGAAGATTGCCACAGGTGGCATACCCCATTGTTCCTCAAAGGCTTGGACTTCTTCATCTATATCTTGCAATGTAGGTGAAGATTCAAATGACCATTGGATGTGGTTGCTTCGTTGAAGCACAGCCTTAGTCCAACCAGTATCGGTATTCATTAGGTGTTCTACATCTGTCTGGTTCTTACCTGAAATCATCGAGGCAATACGCATAGCCATAGTATGAGCGTTGGTATCTGCTGATATGTAAAGGCTAGGCACGCGCATCTTAAGTGCGAGCGCGAGTGCGAGGGTAGACTTACCTACACCTGGTACACCTGCAAGCATAGATACTTCTGCTCTACGAAAGATAATTTTATTTGCTTCAAATGTTTTGAAGACAGAGGGCAACGGTTCTCCACCGATGTCCGACCTTCCTATACTTCTTACTAATGTTCTCACTTACGTCTCCTGTCTTAAGTTGGAAGAGGGGCAGTCACCTTCCCCTAATAACTACCCCTCAACCAATTCTTATAGTAGTGTGCCTTGCGTTAGTTCGCTGGCTTGCACTGGTCGGGTGTCCCCTGTGGCGTTGGGCAAGCCCAGAATGCGTAAGGTTTCCCTGTTGTCTTGCTGACTCCCTGACGGAAGATTCTCGCTCCGTGTACGCAAGTCGGGTTTGATAGTCCCGCCCCACCTGACGCTGGTGCTGCCTGGGTTGGAGTTGAGGATGCCCACACTGGCGTGTCTTGAGTTGAACTTCCAGTCGCTAAAGGGAGTACGGTATAAGCCGCTGCTACCGCCTTAGATGTTGCAGCAATCTGATGTGAGTAGTCTGTTAGACCCTCAAGCAGAACGCTTAGTTCGTCAGCCGTGTTAGCACGGACGTTAATCAAATCACCATTCGGTGACTTAACTGATACTTGTAACTTCCAGTTTTCTGTTGTCATTTATTTTCCTTCGTAAATTGGCAATGCTGCTTTACTCCACAGATATTGCACGATTGTAGGTTCGGTAGAAATATACCAGCCTTGCGTGCCTTGTCAAAGCCATCGACAAAGTATTCAAGTGTGTCCTGTGTATATC